CCTCATCGTACTTTTTCGATGCCCAAATACCGTCTTGGGTAAGGTATCGGAGGTACCGACACTCTTCATCCTGAAAGGAGCTATGCTCGTCGAACGAATCAACGATCACAACCACCCCCTGGTATTCCCAAGTCTGAGAGTATTTTGGACATTTTTCCGGGAACTTTACCTGATCCTGTTTCTCAGGGTCAAAACCAGGTATCCAGCGACGTTTGTGGGTCATGACGAAATCCACAAGCCTCGCATCCGCCTCACGGTAAAAACCGAACAAGGGAGATTTGGTATGCACATAGGGTACGTGTTTTATTCCGTACTTTTTGGCTACCTCCAAGACATTTTCCCGAACAACCTCTGCCATGCGTTTCCACCCGTTTTTATGAAGCGACTCTTCGAGTCGCAGGGCGGTCGCAAGATCAGCAGGAGGAGACAAGGGGCCTAGTACATTTTTAAAACGTACAGGCGTAACATCCACACCTTTGTAGGCGTGTAGGCCACATGACTCACGGAAATACGAATGACTAAAGCTCTTGTCGGTGTTAATTTTCATACCGAAAAAAGGCAAATAATCATAAATCGCCTGAGCACATTCACGTCGTACGATAATATCATCGCCGTAAACGTACACGTCCCGAGTCAACGCATGTGGGATTGAGGAGCGGTCAAGTATAGCCCGAATTAATGAATAATGGACTAATGCCATGACCGGAAAACAAATGGCGGAACCCATAGGCGCAATTTTCTTTAACGGCATGTGGTTTATAAACCATTTACCGGCGTCTTCTGGAAGCTCAACCTCCCTGGTGGAACAAGTCTCTATAGCTAAAAGCAGAGGCTTATTTTCTCCAAACAGGTATGCGACAAGGTTGCGGGAAATACGGTCGGAGGCGGATGACATATCTATAGTCGCCCACCTCTTATCGATACTACCCAACAATGCCAAATCGCGGTTGATCAGCTGGGACTTAAAATTTACCCTACCCCTTGTTCTGGGGTGGCCTTCGATACGCTTATACATTGCGCGTCTAAGAGCCTGCTGATGCCATTGAAGCTCATTCTCCTCTATGCATATCCCCCGCCACTTCAAGCTCGTTTTTGGTACAAACTTAAAGCGGCTACGGGGAGCGTGGTCAGAAGCAATGTAATTTAGCTTCTTTTGTTTTCGTCTACTTAATCGCGTGAAACCTGGGAATTGAGAAGCCCAATCACGCCGCTCTGAATGAGCAGGCGCAAACGGAGGACGAAACCACTCCTCCGGGTCAAAAACGCTAAAAAGTTCGTCATACCACACCCTAGGACGAAATCTATGGGCGTGCT